GACGCGAGGAATTGCCAGAGAGCCTGAAAGGCACTTCTTTCCTGAATGAGTCCCACGGTGACGAATGGTGGGAAGAAGATTGCGACGCTCAACGTATTGCGAAGTGGAGATCATATAATGCCTGAGTTTGACATTCATATCCAATGCGCCGCGTGCGATAGTTCTGGAAGTATCGAAAACCTTAGGCATGGTGTAGATGCAAACGGCCCGTGGGTCGATATCACGGATCAAGAATGCCCTGAGTGTGAAGGGGGTTTGAAATACGTGGGTCGTGAATACTATGACAGCGTCACGGATTTGAGGGCCGATTATCCTACTGCTTTCGCAAGGAATTTAGAAACGAAGGGGTGGGCGTGATGCCTAACTGGACAGAAAACAAACTGCAAGTAGATGGCACGAAAGAAGAGTGCGAGAAATTCCTCGCCCATATGGGCGAGGAAATGGACTTTGAGAAGGTAATTCCCTCGCCCAAGGATATGTTCAAAGGAAACTTTGGGGATGAAGAACGCAAGCTGTGCGAGGAGAAGGGCATCCCGAATTGGCTAGATTGGCAATCTGATAATTGGGGGACGAAGTGGAACGCTTGCCGCACTGAACCTGTGCAAATTGACGTTTATCCAGAACTTTCAGGCAAGTTTATGACTTTGACCTATAAGTTCATCACAGCGTGGGATACGCCGCGACCAGTGATCGCCAAACTGTGGGAACAGTGGCCCGATTTGTTTTTTGGCGGCGGCTATCTTCACGAAGGGTATGAAGGTTGCGGGAATTTCGGAGAATTTAAAAACTGCGACTAAATCAAGAGTGCCGACTGGGGTCGGGCCTTCGGGTTCGGCCCCTTTTTTTATGGTCGGGTCGGGCCAGGTCGGGCCAGGTCGGGCCTTCGGGTCGGGTCAGTGTCGGGTCCGGGAGTCGGGTTCCCAACTAAGGTCGTCGCCCAAGATGCCAGAGAGTAGGGCGGACATGCTGTGCGGCTCGAGAGCGATCCCGCCGGCGAACCAGGGAATGGGCGCCTCGATATTTTCAGCAAGCCAGTTGAAAGCTTCCAGGGTTTCCGGTTGGCGCGCATTAGATATGGTGAGATAGTTGTTTACATAATCCAAGGCCATCGTGTATAATGGTAGCTGTCAACAACCAATAACGGAGTAAAATTATGGCGAAGAACCCACTAGGCAAAAGCCGCGCTGCGGACAATCCGTATGCGATATTTGAACACCCAATGGCAAATTGGAAATGGAAAGTCTTGAAAACGTACCAGCTCGCCAAGAATGAAAAGCAGTATGCACGCTGGTTTGTCGCGGCAAGTTCACCGCACACTTATGGAAGCGATGAATTAGGCGATACGTATTGCGCCGAAATTCTGGCGAATGCGCAAGTGGTTTGCACTTATGCCTCGCCAGAATTCATTGACGCTTATCGTGATGATACGAGAGTGCGCATGGCTACGTAGCCCAAACACATTTCCCAACTAGGGCGGCCTTCGGGTCGCCCTTTTTTTATGGTCGGGTCGGGTCGCCCTTCGGGTCGGGTCGGGTCGGGTCGGGTCGGGATGCCCAAGGGCAGCGCGCCGCTGGGCCGCCCCCCGTAGGGGGATAGCGTAGATGCGATCAAGCCAGGTCTCGAGGCGCCCGCGCCATTTCAGGAAAATTGGCTGGAACTGGGCAGAAAAGAATCTGATTTTTTCGCCAGATTTCCCTTGCTATTACCATCATTTACGATTACGATAGGCTATCGTAACGACCTTGGAGGTTAAAGTTATGTTGTCCTTGAAATTAAAACAGATGCTGGATGCGGCGTTAGTCAAGCCGGTTATCGTTTCCGATTATGCATCGTCTGGCTGTTTTAGCTCGCAAGTCTTGCTTAAACCGGATAGCGAATATCAGGAAGAAGTGGACCTTGCCATTGAATTGCAAAAGAAACGTGTTGAGATTGACGATCAATTAGACGCAATCAAAGTTTCCTTGCGGTTGCAGTATATCAAAACAGGTAACACCAAATTGCAAGGTACTCAAGGTACCATTACGGTTACAAAACCTGAAGATTGTGATCCGTATGTGGACGATGCTTTTGATGTTCGATACGACACGAATAATTTCTCGTCAATCAAGCTCCAGAAACTAGTCAATAAGCTTGTGAAGAACGGAAAGACGTCGCGCCGTACTATGGAGCGTTGCCGCTCCAAAGGAACTAGGAAGGTCAGTCTTTCATTTCCTAGATTCAAGTAGCATCAACCATGGGCGGCGCATCACGCGCCGCCCATTCTTTCGGAGGTATGAAAATGACACATAAAGAAACACGCCACATGAAAGCCGCAAGCTGGAAAGCCCAAGATTATCTGAAATGGTATGCTAGGTCAGGCGCTTCACCCTTCCACGTGAATGTTGCTGCAGATTATTTGGGTGCCATGACGCCACATGAAAAGAAAATTCTGTCCCGCTTGGTGGAAGATATCGCCCACGATATATCACGTGATAGGAAGCGTGATTTGGTAGAAGACCAATTGTTTGCTGGCGAAAAAGTAATTAATTGGTAGGCGGTAGTAAACCATGGGCGGCGCACCACGCGCCGCCCATTCTTTTGGAGGTTATACAATGACAATAATGCACGATGGAATGCTGGATGCATTGGAAAGCTTAATCGATAAGCATGGCATGGTTAATATCATGTTAGGTCTTGTCCATATCTGCGATGAAAAAGCTGAACATGTGAAAAGCAATTGGCAAGATTTGGAATTGTCGGACGCATGGCGCAAAGTATCGAATGCGCTGATCGGCAAGCGATTGTCGAAGGCTCTCAATCGTTTGCCATGAATACGCAAATCACCAGACCGCAGCGTGAAGCTATCAAGCGCCTGTATGACCGCTCGCCGGATGGTGAAGTTTCTTATCTCGCCTTCCGCCGACGTTTCCGCCTTTGCTTAGGCGACTATATTGGCGCGATATGGTGCGGAATGTTTATCGGAATTGAGACCGACGGACACACGCACTCATGATTAACAATGAAAGGAATGAGCAATGTTCTTGTATGTTATGCAACTCTCCAATGGCACAACACATGAGGAACATGGTGAGAGCATTACGGACGTGATGAACTTTATGGCAAGATCATATCCTCATGTGATCGTTACATCTATAACGAAACTCTAACGAAGAACAATAAAGATAGTCGGGAAACGGCGGGCAATGCCCGCCGTTTTCTTATGGTCGGGGCGGGGTTAGGTACTTAGGCCCAATGCCGATTAATCTGGGCCGATCCCGAATGGGCGCCCCACGTCGGGCGCGCCCCCTCTCGGGATGGAGCCGGGTGGGATAGAGTTTTGAACAAATAACCATGGACAGTTTTCATTGGACCGGGTCCCTTGGGCGCATGGCGTATACAGTTGAAACTTTAGAAAATAATGTTTAAATGGTTGTGGCCAATTTAACATTATTTGGGGTGTAGATTTGCGAAACGCGCCTGACGAAGTGTTACGCGAGGTACTTGCGCTGGAGGAAGCGCAGCGGAAACTTTCGGTACGAAAGCGTGCTGAGGGGGACTTCATGGAGTTTGTAAAGCACGTTTGGCCAGACTTTATTGAGGGGGCGCACCACAGGAAAGTATCTGAGGAATACGAGAAGTTGGCCGGGTCCCATGGAGCACGGGTCATCATCAACATGCCCCCACGGCATACCAAGTCTGAGTTTGCCAGTTACATGTTGCCGGCGTGGCTTATAGGGAAGAACCCCAAGTTAAAGATCATTCAGACGACGCATACTGCGGAGCTTGCGGTGCGGTTTGGGCGTAAGGTTAGGAACCTTATGGAGACGAAGGAGTACAAGGAGGTTTTCCCGGATGTGGAGCTTAGTGTGGATTCCAAGGCGGCGGGACGCTGGGACACGGGCCAGGGCGGCGAGTATTACGCGGCGGGTGTAGGGGGTGCGATTACGGGTCGCGGTGCTGATCTTTTGATTATTGACGATCCTCATTCGGAGCAGGACGCGCTTTCGGAAACGGCGCTTGAGCACGCTTACGAGTGGTACACTTCTGGACCCCGTCAGCGTCTACAACCGGGCGGGTCTATTGTAATAGTAATGACGCGATGGTCCCTCAAGGACCTTACGGGAAAATTAATCAAGGCCCAGGGGTCGGATATTATGGCCGACCAGTGGGAGCTCGTGGAGTTCCCCGCCATACTTCCGAGTGGCAACGTCCTGTGGCCGGAGTTCTGGAACAAGGACGAGTTGCTCCGGGTCAAGGCTTCGCTCT